ACCAACGTAAAACGAAAACTCTTGAAGGCCTTATTCAGGAGTGCGGATTTATGAGAATAACACTCGAGGAATTAAGAAAAAACATAAATGAAACAGGTGTTGTTGATGAAATGCCGCAGGGTGACTATACGATTTTGAGAGAAAGCCCATATGTTAAGACATATCACACCATGATACAGAGATATACAACAGCAAATGAAAAATTACTTGGCTTACTCCCCAAGGAGAAAGAGGCACCTCCTAAAGATGATGGTTTCGATAATTTTGTAGAAGGACGTGAGGACGTGTGAAAAAATATCCGTTAACTTACAATCCAATTTTAGAATACTGGGAAGATATAGAATCAGGAAAAGAGGTTGTAAGTGATAAGGTCCGTAGAACATACAAGAAGGTAGTTTACGATATACATAACCCGGGCGAATACTTCTATAGCCACAAGCGAGCGAACCATATCATAGAATTTTTCGAAAATTACTGCCACCACTCCAAAGGAAAAGCGGGAGGTCAAAAAGTAATATTAGAGCTTTGGGAAAAAGCCATGCTTGCAACCGTTTTCGGTTTTATCGATATAAATGGATTACGAAAATACCGTGAGTCAATGTTAATTGTCGGTAAGAAGAATGGTAAATCGCTAATTGCTAGCGGAGTGGGATTGTATATGCTTATTGGTGATGGAGAGCAAGGCCCTGAGGTATATGCAACAGCAACAAAAAAAGATCAGTCAAAAATTATTTGGCTTGAATCAAAACGAATGACAAAAAAATCTCCAGTACTGTTAAGAAGAATTAAGCCATTGGTTGCTGAACTTTCGAGCGAGGATTTCAATGCTGGAGTATTTAAACCGCTGGCGAGTGATTCGGATACTCTTGACGGTCTAAATGTGCATTGCGGACTAATGGATGAAATACACCAATGGAAGAATGGTAAGGCCCTTTATAATATTATTGCTGATGGAGTGACCGCAAGGGAGCAGCCTCTTATATTTATTACTTCGACTGCCGGGACAATTCGTGAGGACATCTACGATCAGAAATATGAAGAAGCAGAACGGGTAATTAATGGGTATTTTGATGAAAATGGATATAAGGATGAAAACTTTATTGCATTTATTTATGAACTGGATAATCGTAAAGAGTGGATAGATGAAACTTGCTGGAAGAAAGCAAACCCTGGACTAGGCACAATAAAAAATTTATCAACTCTTAAAGCCAAAGTTGATAAAGCAAAACAGAATCCGGCGCTAGTTAAAAATCTAGTATGTAAAGAGTTTAACATTCGAGAAACATCTTCGGAAGCATGGCTTACTTTTGAACAGATAAACAATACTGAAACATTCAACCTTGGGCAATTAAAACCTCGTTATGGTATTGGAGGCTGTGACTTATCAAGTACAACTGACCTCACTAATGCCACAGTGATATTTAAAGTGCCAAAAGATGATACAATATATGTATTGCAGATGTATTGGTTGCCAGAGGACTTGATCGAGAGGCGAGTGCAAGAAGATAAGATACCATATGATATTTGGGCAAAACGTGGTCTTTTAAGAACTTGCCCTGGTAATAAGGTGCATTATAAGTTTGTAAAAGAATGGTTTGAAGAAGTACAAAACGTTTATGATATTTATTTATATAAATGTGGTTATGATTCATGGTCTGCAACTTATTTTGTGGAGGACATGCAAAACACTTTTGGAAAGAGTGTTTTAGAACCAGTTATCCAAGGAAAAAAGACCCTTTCAAGTCCAATGAAATCATTAGGCGCTGATCTTGATAAAAAGAAAATCAATTACAATAACAATCCCATACTTAAATGGTGTTTAACAAATACATCGGTAGATGTAGATAGGAATGATAACATACAGCCATGTAAAGGGAATCTCGGAACTAGAAGGATAGATGGATTGGCAGGTTTACTTGATGCGTATGTAGTCCTTGAAAACAATCTGGAAGAATATCATTCGATGATATAGAAAGGAGGTAAAATTGGGAATTGTATCGAAGATAAAAGGTGTATTCAATAATGTTGCAATGCAATCAGCATTTAAAATGATTACAGAGCAGGGTAATGGGTTTTACACATGGAATGGTCAGCTATTTCAATCAGATATGATACGTGCTTGCGTAAGACCATATTCAAAGGCAATCGGTAAGTTAAAGGCAAAGCATATAAGGAATGATGGAAAAACCATTACAGTTTCTCCAGAACCTTATATGCGTTTTTTATTGGAAGAACCTAATCCATTAATGTCTGGTCAAGTGATGCAAGAGAAAGTTGCAACTCAACTGGCTTTAAATAACAATGCATTTATCTTAATTGTTAGAGACGACAACGGAATACCACAACAGTTGTATCCGGTGCCTGCCGCAGGCGTAGAAGCGAAATATTCAGGGAATGAATTATATTTAAAATTCTATTTTCTTAACGGAAATACTTTGACTTTTCCATACACCGAAATAATACATTTGCGAAATGATTTTAACGATAATGATGTTTTTGGTGAATCTCCAGAAAAAGCCTTAAAACAATTAATGGAGATTGTGACAACAACAGACCAAGGAATCGTAAATGCTATTAAAAACAGCGGCATGATAAGGTGGTTGCTGAAATTTAACTCATCTATTAGGCCGGAAGATCTTAAAAAGAACGTTCAGGAATTTGTAGACAATTATTTAAGCATATCAAGTAAAACTTTTGGAGCTGCCGGGGTAGATTCGAAGGTAGATGCCACAAGAATTGAACCAAAAGATTATGTCCCGAATGCATTGCAAATGGACAGTACCAAAGACCGTATCTATGCATTTTTCAATACTAATAGAAAGATAGTCCACTCCGAGTATTCGGAAGATGAATGGAACAGTTATTTTGAAATCGTTATAGAACCGGTGGCACTACAATTATCAAACGAATACACACGAAAGCTATTTAATCGCCGTGAGCGTGGATTTGGAAACAGTATATACTTTGATGCTTCCAATCTACAATGCGCAAGCCTTTCCACAAAGTTAGCATTACAAGCCATGGTGGACCGCGGCGCGCTTACTCCAAACGAATGGCGTGAAACATTTAATCTAAGCCCAGTTGCTGACGGTGATAAGCCGTTGCGTAGGCTGGACACACAAACAGTAGATAAGGTCACAAACCTTTTATCTAATATGCAACTTGATAATATAGCAGAGACAAAGGCGGCAATTTACGCTTTGTTGAAAGGTGGTGAGAAGAGTGCCGAAAAAGATTGATGTGAAAGGTGAGATTGTAGGCAATAGTGATGCATGGATTTATGAGTGGCTTGAAATTGAACACACATCGCCGCAGGGAATATCCAAACAGCTTACAGAAGCAAACGGTGAGGAAATTGAAGTAGAAATAAATAGCCCTGGCGGTAACATATTTGCTGGATCCGAAATCTATACTGCTTTACGATCATACAAAGGAAATAAGAAAATCCGCATTGTCGGGCTTGCTGGGTCGGCAGCGTCAGTAATCGCAGAGGCCGGAGAATCAGAAATAAGCCCCACGGCTATGTACATGATACATAAGGTATCAAGCTATGCAAGCGGGAACCATAAAGCCATGGAACATCAAGCAGAAGTCTTAAGAATGGCAGATGAATCCATTGTTAATGCTTATGTGGATAAAACTGGAATGTCAAAAGAAGAGTTACTTTCCATGATGGATAAAGTAACATGGCTGAATGCACAGCAGGCGGTTGATTATGGATTTATCGATAAGGTAATGTTCCAGGACAGCCGAATACCTCTTACTAATTCTATCGGTGGAATCCCGCCAGAAACAATTGAAAAATTAAGGAATCTCATTAAGAGTCCGGGCAATAATGCCTCGGATTTTTTTAATGCAGATAATTTAGAAAAGCAAAAAGCAGAAGCCAGATTACGGCTGCTTAATTTGAAAGGAGATTTTTAATGAGAAGAGAAGAATATGTGGCAAAAAGAGAAGCAATGAAAAACGAAGCGCAGGAGCTTATTAATGCCGGAAAATTTGATGAAGCCAATGCAAAAATTGATGAAGCTGCAAAGCTTGACGAACAGTTTTCAAATGAAGCAAAAACAGAAGCAAACCTTAGGGCATTAGGAGAGATTCCTCAGATCGTGAATCTTTCCGGTGCTGGAACAGTTCCGTCTGTTACTCCTGCAGCCGAAGCAGATCCGGAAGATATTTATAATTCTGTAGAATACAGAAAAGCATTTATGAATTATGTGGTCGGTGGAAAGGCTATCCCAGACAAGTTCAGGAATGCATCTACCACAACCAAGACATCAGACGTAGGGGCTGTAATTTCTCCTACTGTTATCAACCGGATTGTTGAAAAGATGGAATCCATCGGAATGATCCTACCGCTTGTTACAAGAACTACTTTCGCAGCTGGGGCAACGGTCCCGACATCTGCTGTAAAGCCGGTAGCGACATGGGTAGCAGAAGGTGCCACTTCTGATAAGCAGAAAAAGACAACCGGACAGATTGACATTAAAGGTTATAAGCTTAGATGTGCAATTTCAATGACGCTTGAGACCTCTGTAATGTCTCTACAGGTGTTTGAAACAACGTTTATAAACAATGTATCAGAGGCAATGGTAAAGGCCCAGGAAATTGCTTTTATCTCTGGTACTGGAACTGGTCAACCGAAAGGTGTATTAACCGAAACTGTTGAAACTGGTCAAAACATCGAAATTGCAGCGGCGAGCGATCCTACATATCAGACGCTTGTTGATGCAGAAGCCGCACTTCCTCTGGCGTATGAAAATGGTGCCGTTTGGAACATGACTAAGAAAACATTCATGAAGTTTATTGGAATGGTTGATAGCAATAAGCAGCCGATTGCCAGGGTAAACTACGGAATCAATGGGCAGCCGGAAAGATCATTGCTTGGTAGGCGTGTGGTTTTAAATGATTATATGACAAGCCTTGGTGCCACTATCACATCTGATACAGTTGTTGCATTCCTTTTTGACTGGTCCGATTATATGTTTAATACAAACTATAACATGACCATTAAGTCATACGAGGACAATGACACTGAGGATCAGGTGACTAAGGCTGTTATAATCTGTGACGGAAAGACGATTGACAAGAATTCGCTGGTCACCGTAACCAAGAAATCAGCCTAATAAAGGGGTGGTTATATGCTGACCATAACTGTATCAAAAGAAGAAATGCGCAGTATGGTTAGAATCAGCCACACGAAACTGGATGATGAATTAGAAATGCTGAAAGAAGCATATCTTACGGATTTGAGTATGAGTGGTGTTAACATCATACCAGCCGGGGATATGCTTTCTTTAGCTGCCCTGAGGCTTTATCTAAGGTGGCAGATGAACTATAACGGCGAAGCTGACAGGTACAGGCAATCTTATGAAGCGACAAAGATAGCTATGTCACTTGCCAGCGAATACAAAGGAGAGGAGGTAACACCATGAGAAATGAAGTATGTATACTGGTTACGCTTACAGCTGATGGAAGCAAAGTTGATCCGGTGGGACAAGAAGTATTCTGCAATAAGGCATCTTGCACCAGAAGCGAGTTTTATCAGGCTTATGCAGTGGGGTTATCTCCTAAACTCTCTTTAGAGATTGATCCCGAAGATTTTGAAAATGCGTCAATTCTAAAAAATGAAGAACTGGTTAATCCACAGCAGGTAGTATACAAAGGAGCCAGATATAACATTTTGAGAACGTTCCAAAAAGATGAATCAACATTATCTTTGACAGTGGGGTGAGTATGTGAGAGTTGCAATTGATTACAAGGAAGAAATCTCTTATATTGACCAGATGCTTAAAGACCTTCCAAAGGAAATGCAAGCAGAGGAACGAAAGGTCTTAAGCAAGACAGGATCGGCAATTAAAAAGAATGTTATCAGATATTTGCACAGGTCTGGCATTGAATCAAGGCTTGATATTGAGCCGAAGAATTACGATGGATCTCGGCCTTATGTGCACGTAAAAGATGATGTTAGCTTCACTGTAAAGAAAAATAAGCAAGGGAATCTATATGTCAGTGTAAGAGGTGGAAAGTACACCGGATACAAATGGCAACAACTCAATGACGGGCATATAGCCAGGGACGGGAGAACCTTTGTGCCTGGATTAAAATTCATTGAACGTGCTGTGCAAGCTTCCGAAAGTGATATTGAATCAGCTCTTCATGAAATGATGAAAAAGGTGGTGCAATAATGGATATTAAGCAAATCATTGAAACCACTTTAAATATCCCTGTGCGTGAACTTTCTGACCCAGTTATCCCATCTGGTTATGCCACATGGTATAAGCCATATGAGGACCCGGAGCTTTCAGGGAGTGGAGAGGTTACAGAAGAATCCGAAACCTATGAAATTGATATATGGGGTAAGGGCAGGGATGACGTAAATAGTAAAACGGGTATTTTGAAAAAGGCCCTTATCAATATAAAGTATAACACCTTTCCTCGAGTAACAATTTCATACGATACAAACGGGAAAATGTGGAGAGGTAATCTTAATTTTAAGCATATAAAGGAGGATACAGATGTCGTCTAAGAAGTCGAATCGGATTAATATCGCCAGGCCAGTGTATTCCTTGATATTAACAGATACTGCCGATGGTACTACATATGGTCCTGTTAAGCCACTTGGTAAAGCTATGCAGGTGCAGCTTACGCCACAGGTAGCAACCGCAGTACTTTATGGTGATGGTAGTAAAGAAGAAGATATAGGGAAGATGAAAGGCATTGCGGCCGCAGTAGATGTAAATAAACTCTACATAGAAACAAGAGCCGAAATCATGGGAAATTCTATGGTTGACGGTGTTGTAATTGAAAAAGATGGTGACGAGCCGCCATATATCGCTCTTGGATTTGAGGTTGAGCAGACCGGAAATACTAAGGAACAGGTATGGCTTCTAAAAGGAAGAGCACAGCCAGCTAACCAGACTATCCAACAGTCTACAGACAACATGAACTTCTCAACGGATTCTGTAACAATCAACTTCATTCCAAGGGAATCAGATAAGCAGATACGTTTCTATGCAGATACTGCAAATTCCGAATACACGGTTGCACAGGCCACAGCGTTCTTTTTAACAGGACCCGTAAAATACCCAGCAAAAACACCTTAAATAATGTCACGATAATCGAAGCCCTTGAAGCCAATGAAAAAATCAAGGGCTTTATTAAAATGGAGGGGTAAAATGAAAAAAATAGCTGTTAGGCCAGCGAATGAAGTTGAAATAACATTCAATGACAGAACGATGCTGGCAACATTTAATGTTAAGGCAATGCGCTATATGATGGAAGCACTTGCAGAAAAAAACAAGACCGTATCAGATATACCGATTGAAGAATTTGGAGCGATTGTTATATATTCAGGTGTAAAAGCGAATGATCCAGATTTTACTTTGGAAGAAGCAAATGCATTGGCATTGTCAATTAATCCGGCGGACCTTGAAGGGATAATTCACGATTACACTGAATCGGCTGGCATCATGGATCAGGAAACAGAGGAAGCCGTATCAAAAAAAATAATGGCTCAGATATTGATGGGGCTGGCAAAATCAAAATCGAAAGATTGCTAATTGATTTTGACATGTTTTTTTACATTTATTGTGTAAAGATGCAAATGTCTGAGCATGAATTTTGGTTAAGCAGCCCATCAAAAGTCGTAAAGATGATTGATATTTACCAAGATGAATCAAAGGCTGTAACAGTCGAAAATTACGAATCGAAATACTTTTCAGATCAACGTGTTGTAACATCTATGAAAGAAATGGAGGGGTGGGGAAGTGAGCAGTGCCTATAAACGTACTATTGTGTTAGGTCTTGACTATGCCGAGTTCAGCGGCGGAATTACGGAATGTAATAGAAAAATGGGACTTCTTGAAGCGGAATTTAAGCTTGCGAAAGAACAGGCAAAGAACTACGGTTCGGAAACAGACCAGCTCACTGTAAAACAAGAAGCCCTGTCACAGATGATCGACTTGCAGACGAAAATCGTCGATGAACATAGAAAAGCCTATGATAAAGCAATGTCAAGCGGAACAGCCACAGAAAAGCAGATTGATTCATTGGATAAGCAGCTCCTTACCGCTCGTACAACATTGGAAAAACTTAATGGTGAATATGACAATGCGAATAAAGAGCTTGAAGAATATAAAAACAAGAATGAAGAAGCTGGGAAAGAAGTAGAGAACTCAGAACAAAAGCAAAGATCATTTGGAGATACGATCAGAAGCATAAGCAGCACTTTAGGACTTGAAGCTTCTCCAGCAGTAGAGGCATTCGCAGCTAAATTTGATGGCTTAAATGAGAATGTCGGAATTGCAATGGTTACAATGGGTGCTATGGCTACAAAATTATTCGATGCATCAAAATCAGCCTCTGAATATGCAGATAATGTCATGACTATGTCAAGTGTTACAGGTTTATCAACTGAAACACTACAAAAAATGGATTATGCGGCTGAATTGGTGGACGTATCGACTGAGCAAGTCAGTTCATCTATGACAAAGATGATAAAGAACATGGCAGGTGCCAGGGACGGAAATGAAGACTTGCAAAAATCATTTGCAAGATTAGGAGTACGTTATAAAGATGGGAACAAAGAACTCAGAAATGCGGAAGATACTTTTTATGATCTGATTGATGCGCTTGGTAAAATAGATAACGAAACCGAACGTGATGCAAAGTCAATGGAGATTTTCGGGAAGTCTGCAAAAGAACTTAATCCAATAATCGATATCGGAAGTAAAAAGATGAGACAACTTGGAGATGAAGGAAAAAATCTTGGATATGTCATGGACGATGTTGCATTAGAAAAATTAGGGGCGCTTGATGATTCAATACAGCGATTAAATAAATCTAGCGAAGGGTTACAGAATTCGTTTGGTTTAGCTCTTGCTCCGATTATGACAGCTTTTTTCGATACATTGGCAAAGGTTCCGATACCTGTATTACAATCTCTTATTACTCTTGGCGGTACGGTTGCAAGTATTATGTTGGTTGTAAAAGCAATAAAAGAAGTTACGAACTCAGGAAAGGGAATGATTGACTTTTTTAAGAACTTTGATATCCAGGCGGCAAAAACAACTGCTGTTGTCATTGGTGTTGTTGTAGCATTGATTGCACTTATGGCGATTATCGCAGCCATTGTAGGAAAAGGTGATGATGTCACCAAAACGATGCAGGGCATCGGTAACAGCGTGGGTAATATGAGAAACACAATACAAAGTCAGCCGCAATATTATGCATCTGGAACTGATTATGCCCATGGAGGAAAAGCATGGGTTGGTGAGAACGGGCCAGAGCTCTTAGAACTTCCAAGAGGTTCACGGGTGATATCAGCGGAAGAATCAAGACGATCATCAGGTGGGGATATTTATATTTTGTATGCCACAATACCTGCGAAAAATATCAAAGAATTGAACGATGTAGTAAATTTCATGCAACAGAGCAAACCAGCAGTCAGAGCGGGAAGGAGTAGACTATAATGGCAATTCAAACAGTGCAATGTAAGGCTGATAACTATACTTACTTTACTTCTCCTAATGACAATTTCAGTACATTGGATCATATGCTTGTCATGCGTCCTGTTACGTCTAACGCAATGATGGCGTGGATGCAATTTGATATTCCAGCATTAGCAAACAAGCAAATCACAAAAGCAGAATTAAAGGTACATTGTACACAGAAAGGCAAGCTATGTATATTAGATGCTGCTCAATATGATATACCTGACAGTGTAAACACTTTGACCGGCAGCATTGTGAAATCGAAATATATAGATAGCGATATGGCGCATTCCCCAACAGTAATCAAGTCAACCGTTACTGTATCTGGTGCAAATGAATGGATAGTATGGGACGTAACAAGCATTGTGTCAAATACGCTCGGTATAAACAATATCGTTTTGGGTATCCAGGACTTAGAAAGTAATATCGCAGTGACAGAGTGGTGGAAATTTTCTTCTAGGGAATCCGGTAATATACCGTATATTGAGATTACGTACAATGATGCGGTACCTGATCTTCCTACAATTATATATCCAAACGGTGATGTAATCGAAAAGGGGAATGCATTAACTTTTCAATGGAAGCACAACTCACTGTATGACAACGGGCAAACAAAGTATGATTTCGGCTGGAGGCAGCAAGGTAATGCTTCTTGGACTGATGCATTAGGTGTGGTTTCTACGGTACAAAGCCGTACACTTGATACAAACGCTATGCCTACCGGTATTATAGAGTGGAGAGTAAGAACATACAATGCTAACAATGCTGTATCCGATTATTCATACGGATCATTTGAACTTACTGGGCGGCCAACGGCTCCTATCATTGATTCAATGAAAAATGATGCCATTACAAAAATCACATGGAGAAGTAATGAATCAGAAACAGCGATATATCGGATATGGATATATCAAGGTGCAACGCTTGTACACGACAGCGGAGAAAGGCCAGGAGGCTTAACGAGCTCTTACGTTCCGAATATGATGTTTCCTGATGGCACATACACCGTTAAAATGCGTATCGGTAGCGTATACAGCGCATGGTCAGATGAGGCAGCAAGAGTATTCACCATTTCTACACCGCAGATGGCAAAGCCTGGAATCTCACTTTCTGCTGCAAAAACAGGGATACGGATTACGGCTGAGACAATTAATAACTATCTTAGATATGTCCGCTATTCCCCAAGTGCTAATGGTGCAAACATGACTGAATCAAGGCAGCCAAACAGCCAGTATGTGGGTGTTGGGTATATGCCGAATGAAGTGTATGAGCACGAGAACTTATATTTAGGAACAAAGAATTTTTCAGGTACATGGGCATACAAAAATAGCTGGTCTTTTACTCCGGATGCTTATATGGGTTTTATGGTAGCATCTCGTAATGCTGTTTGGGAAGGTCTATCTCAACAAATTCCAGTGTCTATAGGTGATGTCTTTACATTTAGTGGTTTTGTTAAAACAACAGGAATCCGTGCAAATGTTTATTTGTCTCCAACAGGCCCTACGGTAACATCACCTGCCTCTAAGGTTTACACTCTTGCAAGTGGCATATGGACTAGGATTTCATTAACGTTTACTATTACGGTTTCCGGTTATATACGTCCAAGGATAGAAACACCAGATGCAGGAACTACAATTGAAATATGCGCATTAAAGTTAGAAAAATGCAATGTATCAACCCCATGGACTCCAGCCCCTTCCGATTGGATTTCAGATCCATCTAATTATGAGTGGATACCAATACAATCATATGACAATGTAAATGCAGCCGAAAGAATAGTATATCGTTCAGAAAACGGGATTGATTTTTCACCAATAGCAAGATTCACGGGAGAATCATACATTGACTATGCCGTGAAGTCTGGAAACTTGTATGAATATTTCATCAGGGCTCACAACCTTGGATTCTCTGACAGTGACAAGCTTACCATGGAAGTGAATTACAAAGGTGTGATTATATCAAATGTTAATACGCCTGACGATTATATCCAAGCTTATCAATCAGATAGTGACTGGTATAATACTTTTAAAACCACACCGACTAATGAGGCAGAGCTTGTTACCTATGAAGGAAGGGAGTATCCGGTAAAAGAGGCAGGAATCCACCGGGAATATAAAATAAACACATCGTTTTATCTTAATAACAAAGATACGAAGCGTTTAAGAGATATGCATAAAGCCAATGGGATATATCTTTTCCGGAGTGCCGAAGAATGCTTTTGTTGCGAAATTGAGATCAACGATGAAAACACATTCATGAACAGAGGCAAAAAGGTAGAAGTAACGCTTACGAAGCTGGACTATAATATGGGGGTGAGATTCGATGTATAGCCTTGCACAGGGTCCATATACCCACGAGGAAGTGTTAAGATTGCTTGAATCTGACCGCACTATCAACTTTAGGTATGAACTGCTTGACAAGAATGAGATTAAGATAAAAGACCTGGAAAACGTAAGCGGAAACATAAGATTTGACAGTTCTCAGGAAATCATGGGTACCGCTGCACTTACAATAAGAGAAATAGGGGACGTAGACCTTAAGACCGTTGATCTTATGATACGTCCTTTTTTCAGGCTTAAGGCTCCTTCCGTGTGGCTTGAATATCCTATTGGTACTTACATAATGAGCAGCCCGGAAAGATCGAAACAGGGTAGTGGAGTGACGCAGCAGGTCGATTGTTATGATTATTCCACAATCCTAAAAGAAGATAAAATAACAACTAGAATGTTTGTGGCAGCTGGTACAAACTATGTTACACAAGTGCGTGGCATTATAAATGCAGCAGGAATAAAAAAGACAAACATAGAGACATCACCGTTGGTGACAAGCAAAGTCCTTGAATTTGAGATAGGGACCAGCAAGCTTGATATAATAAATGATCTTCTTGCCGCAATCAATTATGAGCCGCTACATTTTGACAATAAAGGCTATGCTGTAAGCCGTAGATACATTGAGCCTCTTAACCGCCGAACAGAGCACGCATATATGACTAATGATAGAAGCATTATCAAAAGCGGAGCCAAACAAAGCGTTGACATATATAATGTGCCTAATATATTCGTGCGCTATACCGATGATCCAGACGGGGCAGAATTTAGAAGCGAATATATAAACGATAACCCGGGCAGCGTCATATCAACTGTTAGCCGTGGGCGTAATGTGGTTGATATTGAAAGCGTAGATGATATAGCGGATCAGTCAACTCTTAATGATCTGGTCCGCCGGGTGGCAATTGAGAAGAGTCAGACTTATGATGCTGTTATACTGCCTACGGCCTTGATGCCGCATCACTCATACCGTGACTGCATCTTTGTAGGAGAAAACAACCTTGGTGTGGGAAACAAATACATTGAGTATGCATGGGAAATGGACCTAAACGTTGGTGGCACTATGACGCACACATTAAAGAGGGTGGTAAAGCTATGATGTGGGATAATCCGGGGCAGCAGATAGATGAACTGCAAATACTATTTACAGGAGACAAGGCTTATCGTATGGCTATAGTTGATAATGTTACTGGCGATAGGCCATACGTCAGGTTTTACGGAGAAAAATCAGCAAGCCAGAAACCGTATAAATACCTGCAGTCATACACTCCAGTAGAAGGAGATAAAGTTCTTGTTGCCCGTGTGGCTAAAACTTATGTAATACTCGGAAAGGTGGTTTGAAATGAATTATGATGTAATACTCAATGCAAACGATAGCGCCACGCTGGAAACACAGTATTCTTTCACACAGGGCGATTACGGACAAATACAGTTTAGTATCCGGGTTAAGGCTGATGGCCAGTACATAACTAATGCTCAGAGAGCCTATATAGTGTTTTCCCTCTCGAATGGCATGATCGTGACCGGCGCAGATATGCCTAAGAGCGTAGCGACATATACATATGTTTTCAAGGGAAATGAGTTGCAATCCCCAGGGAAAGTTGTGGCAGATGTAAAATTAGTTTATTCTAACGGACAGATATCATCTAATAAATTTACCTTCATGTGCCGCTTTGACCCATTGGCAGACAAATCCGTTCCGGCGGCCCCATATATTACCGTCTTACAGCAGATTGTCGATGAGGGGCAAGAGAAAATTAATTATCTCCAGACACTTATTGATGCAATGCAAGGTGGTATAGGATCAACCGCAATTACTAGAAGCGACCTACAGAATACACGTACCCAGGTAAGCGCCGGTGCAAAGGCAATAGATGCTCAAATGGCGCAATATCTGCTTTTAAAAGAGGACATTGTAAACCAATTTTTAAATGATTCTAGTAAACCTGCGAGCGTAGCATTAGCCTATTCACTTAATCAATCACTTACTACAATAAATAGCAACCTCGATAAGACAAATTTAAAGGCAAACTCAAATTTCCTTACGGTCGGCAAGACGGGAGCGCAGTACACCACTATAAACGCTGCTATAAATTACGCAAAAACATACGCAACCAAAACCAACAGAGTGACGATTCATATATATGAAGGTATTTATTATGAGCAAATAACATTAAATGATAACCCAGGTATCGACTTAGTTGGAATTCAAGGCCAAACGATTATACAGTATGCTAGCGTTTATCCTAATGCCCCATTGTACACCTGTGGTACGGGATATTTTTGTGGAATCACGTTCCAAAGCACCGGAGGATCAAGCTCATATGCGATGCACATAGAAAGACAAGGGTTCCCAAATGCAAGCGGAGAAACTGTATTCTTCAATTGTCGGTTTATTTCCGATACCAACGCTACTGTAGGTGTCGGAATGGGTGACAATAATATAGTGGAGTTTAGAAATTGCACATTTATAGGTATCTGGTCAGAGCGACAAGCAATTTACGCCCATAACTTTCCTACCGCTGCAACCAACCAACATATGAGATTTATTAATAATCATATTAGTGGTCATATAACCATTGACGATGCGCCACGGCTGGTAGGCAATGGAAATGTGACTTCCCCCCTTATCTTGCAGTTTTTTAATAATTATGTGGAGTATGGAAGCTTTTATTTTAGGCAGGAAACCAATGTTAAGCTGCCGTATATACCAATTAGCCAGCCTAATATTTCCCTTCATTACAATAGCGATGGTAATACGCTGATCGCCTTAAACCGCAAGGATTACGGTGCTTTTTATTATGCATATAGCAAGCCTGGCAGCAAAATCCCAAATTCAGGCTATTATGATTATTATATCCCGCTGAAAAATGCAGACGGCTATTCCATCACTGTCAATGACGCTATAATACAGGGTGTTGGAAACTATGATATAAGTAAGTATTCTATACCTACAAAAACCCCCAGTGGTTTTTTATTAAGGGATACAGATGCAGCTGGAACTGGAGCAGGAAACTTTATCACAGTAAATTTTACAATTTTGCCTTTATAACTTAAATTCTTACTAATGGTGGGGCAATTATCATTTAACGAAGTACAAATTTAAAAGCCGGTCCCTTATGGGGCTTATTTTTATGCCTTAAACGGGCAGAAAGGAATTTATATGAGTAATATTGAAAGAATCAAATTCGGAGATCAGGTATTCGATCTGGTCCCAGCCGGAGTTAACCTTGCGGAGGGCGGGGGAACTATCACCTTCCAGAAAGGAGATGCCACATTTGATGAGATTGAAACGCTCTTGAAATCCGGCGGCAGCATTACGCAGATCGGACTATCAGATGATCCAGACTGGAAACGTTATGACCTGATATATGCCGGCAGATTGACGAAGCATTCCGGTCATGCAATCGTTTTAGAAGATGATGGAATTACAGAGGTTAAGGCTGATGTGATGATAGCATATTTCAGAACACCTGATTTAACCGAAGTAGTAGCGACACAGGCAGCAGAAATCAAGGCACTAACTGCTACCGTTGACACGTTAGTATTATCAAGTCTGGAGGTATAAGTATGTTTGATACATTGCTAAGATTATTTGATGGTGGAAATGGACCGCTGACAGTTGCAATGCTTGCAAATGCAGTAACCAGGAGCTGGATCACTGAGGTTCAGGAACAGGAGATTCTAGCATCTAAAAATTAAGGAAGATGAGGAATGAGAATGAAAAAAGAATATGTAATTGCAGTTCAGGGGGCCGTGGCAGCTATTGGAGCTTTTTTAAGCGATAAACTGGGAATCTTATTCCCGGTGTTGTGCTTTTTAACGCTCATGATGGTGGCTGATAATATATCAGGTATGCTTGCAAGCAAGACAGAGGCCATAGATCACCCGGGAGATCCATCTTACGGATGGAGTTCTAAGAAAGGGGCAAAAGGTATCATTAAAAAGGTCGGCTATTTATGTGTGATAGCCGTAGCAATGGTAGTAGATTATATCATTGCTACCGTATCTGGAACCGTCGGCTTCGACGTGCCTACAAACGTGTTTTTCGGGCTTCTGGTGGCAGTTTGGTACTTGCTCAATGAATTGCTGTCTATCATAGAAAACGCTGGTAGAATGGGCGCTCCTGTACCTGAATGGCTAAGTAAATACATAGCTGTATTAAAAAATAAGATTGATAATACAGAAACACAGAAATAAGATCGAATCACTTTTGGCCTGGGATTATCCTGGGCCTTTTTTTGAATGGAGGAATCAGCATGACAGCAGAACAGAATAGACAGGCAGTATGTGACAGGTATGCAACGCTCATAGGCCGTAACATCTATAGCCAGAATTTACGTGATTATTGCTTCAAAAAGTATTCAGACGGTAACTACTATAGCGATTGTAGCAGTTCTATATGTCACAGCTACCAGGAGGCCGGGCATGGCTTTGGAAACCTTAATACAGCCGGAATTTACCAATCAGGTAAGCTGACTACCGTTGACGCTGGTATAGTCGCTGGAATCCCTGATGTATCACGTTTGCGTAAGGGTGACATGTTGGAGTTTGCCGGATCAGATGCAAGCAGACCACTTAAGATAGGCCATGTAGAAATGTACTGCGGTAATGGTATTATCTGCGGACATGGCAGCGGTAGACCATCATACAAAGACCTTAAGGCTTACTGTAAGAGCCGGTATGATTCATGGGCTTCCGGCGGCTGGCGACAGGGCCTTGTTTGTGTGCGCAGATACATACAGGACGATGTTATTCCGGTACCAGATCCGGTTAAATTATCAGGCTGGAACCAGGAGCCGGACGGGTGGAGATTCTACCTTGGAAATACAGGCGAACCGGTACGGGATAGCTGGTATCTGGACTCTGACGGCAAGTGGTACTGGTTCAATGCAGCCGGTGTTATGGTCACAAGCACATGGTATCAGTACAAGGGTGAATGGTATTACCTGGGCGCTGACGGGGCCATGGTGAAAGGATTACATACTTCTGGTGGCAAGTGGTACTATCTGGACCAGGACGGCAAGATGGCAACAAAGGAAGTGGTACTTACGCCGGGCGATGATGGGGCTTTGAAGTATCCAGGCTTGACAGAATAAAAATTAGGCGGGTATCCGGTATTCCGGGCCCGCCTATACTACCATAACCCACTTGCAACTCATAACATAAAATATCAGCTTGAATCCGTATCGTATACCGCCGAAAACTGCGTCACACCTATACTCATGGACCGGCTCACCGTCATAGCATTTATTGTCCGAACATTTTATCTTAATATCTGATACAGTCTGTAAAACCCCGTCCTCGCCTTCAAATTTGAAGAGTAGCGGCCTAGGAGGGCAGTCAGGAGCATACCAGGCCATGCAAGCAATGGGGTATGTATTGCCTCTGATGATACCGCTATCAATTCTTTTTACATTCGTGCCTATCCCAAATACTCCCATATAGATTCCTACCTATCATAGTATTGTTCAAACCATTTAGGCTGTTTTTGATCGTTCATTTCCTTTTTTGCTTCTGGATTCCGATAAAATCCGCAGTCCTTATGGCCAGCCCCGCAGCCTTCCTTTTCTCTGATGTAGTGCGGGCACCTGTTAATGTCTGCCGCAAGCCCACATATCCCTTTCATGACTTACATCACCTCCAACTCTTAAGAATATTATACGAACGTGCGTTCTAAAAGTAAAGAGGGGTATGGTGGAAATTATTACCATAATTAGCCTAGACAAACTATGGTATATTTATATGCATACTAAAACAGTACTGTATTGTTACCAGTCTTTTCCAGTCGAATATGGTTTACATAATGGTAATATATCGATATGAAAATACTGCTTGATGAATATATGAAAAAGAGGAACTTGACCGAGCGGCAGGTTAGTATTATGACAGGGTTGTCTAAATCGACTATACATGAGATAAAAGGAGGATCCATGCCGAGAATAGATACCATGGTAATGCTTGCCAAAGGATTACATATGAAGGTAAGGGATTTAACAGACTCCACTGATATATAAAAAGTGGTCGGATTTCCGGGCAAAACGTTTCATTTCTTTCTTATTTGCGTTTTAATTAATATAAGAACGTAAAGGAGGGGCGAGATGAAAAAAGAGAATATATGCAACCTTGACAAAAAGAACATATGTTCTTATAATGAAAGGAGGAATTAACTACCGTGGATTAAATATTATAATGTAGGTAAGGGGGTTTAGTAGTGACATACAAAGGAGGCATAAGGGGACGTGGGCAAGACTAACGATGAAGTCATATGTGATTTTTACAGGTATATTATTGAATTACCGCAAAAAGATTATTATGCTATTTGCGGATGTATGAGGGAGAGAGAACCAATGCATGGCATGGCGGAGAAAATGATTTGTAAGGCAAATAAAATACGAAAAGAGATCATGGACCTGGATACTAATACATAATTGTGATTCGTGTTGCATCTCGTGATGCATAGCCTTATAAAAGTTTATTTTTTTATTGAATATTTATAAAACAAACTAAATAAATAGCACCGGGAAACCATGTATTTATAAGGAATCCCGGTGTTATCAGCTATTTTCGGCATTTTATTTTTCCAGTTCAAATCTGGTTGTCGCCTCTCTAAAACCTCAGTGTTTACTGGGGTTTTATTTTTTGTGTTGCATCTTCGTGTTGCATAGAGCTGAAATATGTGTTCGCGATCTGATTCATTTCTTGTGTTTTCCCCATCATAGCATGACGGTATACATTTTTTAATACGCCATCATTTCCCCAACCACCACGACTCATAATATATGCATCCGGTATGCCAAGTGCGTGTTGAATGCTTGCAGAGTAATGTCTTAAATCGTGAAATCTAAAATGTGTTATACCAGAACTTTTTAACAGTCTTGAAAAACGAGTAGTTATATTATCAGGTGTTAGTTTTGTGACCTTTCCAGACATGTTTTTCCACTTATCAGCCACAAAGTCAGGGTAATCTATAAAACGGTCTCCAGCATAAGATTTAGGTGCTTTTATAACCCATGTCTTGTCTGGTGCCAAAACCATATTTTTACATACGTGAACGATATTCCCATTTATATTATCAGTGTCAAGCGCACATATTTCACCGCGCCGCATCGGTCCGAAAGCAGCGAGTAAAATTGGCAACTCTAGATCAGTTCCAGCTGCTAATTTGATAAGTTTTTTTACATCGTCATCTGATGGTATATATAGCTGTGGACGTACCGGCCTTGGTAAAACTGTATTTAATACAAAACTTGGGCGCTCCTGTTTAATAACAGCAGAAATTAACCCGTGATTATCTCTAACAGTTTTAGGAGCATGTACTTTGGCATCGTTGTTTACAAAATCTTGAATTATTTCTTGCGTGATATTATTTATCTCAATATTAGCCAATACTTTTAAATCCTTATCTTGTAATCTCTTGTAATTTAGTATAGTGCGAGGGGAGACAACAGGTTCCCTCATGGAGATATATTCTTTAAGGGCCTGACCAAAAGTTTTTTTAGTCCTAGATCTTGTTTCTTTGGTCAAAGCATACTCAGTCGCCATATTTTCCGCTATTTTCTTTCCTGCATTTTTGGGGTTGTCACACGTAAAAGATTTATAGTGTCGTTTTCCATTTTCATCTGTATAATCAAATACTTGTACCCTCCATGATCCTGATGGCAGTTTTCTTGCTGTAGGCATATCGCTCTTCCTTTCATTACTTATTTTTTAGGTATAAAAAATACGCCATACCTTTGACAGATTGGCGCATTCGTGATACAATAAGTCTGCGAAAACCTTGTATCAGGCCATTGTCTGGTATGATTTATAAAATCCGTTCCGGTATGTGCCGGGGCGGTTTTTATTTTATTTTGATAGTAGCATAATAACGCTAATTAATTCCGTTTAGACTGTCTTGTAAAGATTTCATAGCATTGCTTATGTTATTCATAGTTATATAATATTTGTACGCCCAAATAATGAATAGTACAGTAAAAACTATGGATATAGCTACCCGGACCCCATGACAAAACTTCTTGTTGTACCACATTAGAAATAAACCGACAGGATAGCAACAGCAAAACATCATTAAAAGCGTGAACCACCAACTTTGGTAAAACTTTAATTCTTCCGCGCTGTGCTCTACAATATTTAGTTGTGGATTATTGCTTTCAATTAATTCTATGGTTTTTTCAATTTTATCATTCGATTTCTTGATAAACTCAAATCTTGTAACTTTATTATCATTATCTATAAATTTAACATATCCCGGTTCGATTGTACTGGCATATGAAAATTCAATTCGTTTTAAATCATCATATACAAGTCTTTTTGTATTACCAAAAAATGTTAAAATATTTGATTCTTTCTTCCCTACATACAATTCCTGTGAGGTACCTTTTATACTCATACTTAACACCCCTTTTTAACTAGGATTGCTCTTAAACTATTTTTTCTTAGCCATTTCGCGCATTAATTCAAATTGCTGTCTTACGTTTGTCACAAAAGCTGCCATGATTTCTTTGGTTTTATCATCAAGTTCTACGCCATCAAAATAAAGCGGGCTGCCATCGGGATCTTTTATATCGCCTATAATATCATCAAATTTCTTAGCAATGTCTCTATCTACCACAGACGCTATCACGGGTTTCTTATTTTCGTTAGATTCTTTCCCAGTCATTAAATAATCCATGCTAATCCCGAAGTATTCGCAAATCTTCCCGCCTATTTCAGGACCAACCAGCGATCGCTTCTTCTTCCATGTATAAATAGTTGATTGTGATATACATGTGTCTTTACAGAACTTGTAGATGGTTATCCCGTGCTTATGAAGTAATGCTTCAAAAATATCGTACATAGTCAATCTCGCTTTCCAAAAAAAATACCTCAAAAAAACGCAATAAACCTATTGACTACTGCTATGTATAGTGGTATAGTATGCATATACAACGGCAGAGCGCAGTAAAAGCGTTAAATATAATATGGTTGTATCGGTTTAGTGACATACATCGTTCGCAAAACAAGTATATCACTAAACCGTGGTATATGCAAGTATTTTTTAACGAAAGGGGGGATTTTATGCCTAAAATGTATTCGTGCACAGAAGTAGCAGCACGCTACGGTGTTCAAGTTCGCACTGTCTGGGGCTGGATAAAGAAAAAGAAATTACCAGCGATGAAAATCGGAAGAGACTACAAGATCAATGATGATGACATAGCGACATTTGAAGAATCATGCCGCACGGCGAGGTAACTACATAACATAAGCACATTGAAAAGGAGGTACATATTTGAACGATTTAAAAATCTTTAGCAATGCAGAGTTAGGGCAGATGCGAACAGTAATCATTGAAAATGAGCCATACTTTGTCGGTAAAGATGTTGCTGGTATCCTCGGGTACCAAAACGGTAGTCGAGATATTAACAGGCACGTTGATGGTGAAGACAAAACCAAATTGATGGTCTTTGATGGAATACAGAATAAAGAAACCATCGTCATAAATGAAAGTGGGCTATATAGCTTAATTCTTTTAAGCAAACTGCCATCTGCAAAGAAATTTAAACACTGGGTGACAGCGGATGTTCTCCCGTCAATCCGTAAGCATGGAGTATATGCAGTTGATGAACTGCTTAATGATCCAGACTTAGCAATCAAGGCGTTTACCGCATTGAAAGAGGAAAAAGAACGAAATAAGCAACTTACAGAGGAAGTCAATGTTAAAAATCAGTTGATAGGTGAGTTAAAACCGAAAGCTGATTACATGGACAAAATTCTCAAAAACCCCGGTCTTGTCACCATTACGCAGATTGCGAAAGATTATGGAATGAGCGGTTATGAAATGAATGCCACTCTTCATAAATTCAATGTCCAGTATAAACAGAGTGGGCAATGGCTGCTTTATAAGGATTATTCCAAATGCGGCTACACACACTCTGAAACGATCGACATAACTCATTCTGACGGCAGTACATCGGTTAAAATGAATACAAAATGGACACAGAAGGGGCGGTTATTCCTGTATCAGCTACTAAAAGATAATGGAATTTATCCTACAATTGAGAAGGTGAGGGAGTAAATTGCCAAAAGTGAAATTAAGTGACTTTGAGCAAAAGAAGCTTATCGCTCGCGTTACTATCAGAAAAAGAATGGAAATCAAACAGATTAAAACAAAGGAGATTGCGCATCGGTTAAACCGTCCGGAAGGAACGATAAATTACCGCTGGCAGCACCCGGAAACCTTCAGATTAGAGGACTTATGGTCTTTAGTATCTGCACTCGGATTGAGTGACCAGGAGATCCTACAGATAGTAAGAGGAAAAGAAATTGTATAAGGAGGACAACCCATGGTAAGCATCATCAACAAAGTGGACCTAAAGCCGCTGAACGAGGAACTTTACGCCAGGCCGAAGATTCCAGAGTACCTGATCATGAGCAATGAGACCTATAAGGCAATACTTGCACATCAACATATTCAGGAGCCAGAAGGAAAGATGCTTTATACAAGTGATAACTGCCCAATATACAGGGGAGTCCGGATTGCAATATGTAACAGGGTACCGTATGGAATGATTGATATCAAAGATTAAGGAGGGAAAAGCATGGGAGAAATATTCTGGCGGCATAGGTGGCGTGAAGAATGCGAGAGCACAAGATTCTTCATCAGCATTGCAGTAATGGAAGGATTAATTATTACCGGGCTGACGGCTGCGCTGGTGTGGGCACTGAGATAGGAGGGTATGAGGCTGGTAATGTGTGAAAAATGTGAATATGTTTGTGATACGCCATTAGGAAGTTATTGCACATTAACAAATGAAGCGATAGAAACAACTACGTGCCGTTATGACGAGCAAAAAGAAATGGAATATGAAATCATGAAAGAGGTAAGCCAATAGACGGAATAAGGAGGAAGACAGGATGTGTAGATTTAAGTCAGGCATTATTTTGAAAAGTAAGGTAGTGGTAGCACCAGGAGCCAATGACAGTCATTCGGACCTGCTGGAGAGTTTAAAGATCGAGGATACCAGATGGAATGCGGAAAGGGTGTTTGTTCGCGCCGAGCTGGTCCCAGAAGATGATGAATGGTGGGTAAGCCCCAAAGAGCAGCCAGACAGATGGACTTTCATCGTAGATCAGGATATTGTACCAGATTGGTTCGATAAAGCAGAGCATGAAAAGGTATTCCGTGAGTATGTGTGTGACTGGTGGGACAAGCATGTACTGGTAGATCAGAAGCTGGAAGAATTATCATCTGGATTCTACAGGCTGAAACGCTGCGAAGTAAAGAAATTATGCAATGACGTTTTGGTATTGTTGGACCGCTCTCAGGTAGGCAAGATGTTGGACAGCTCCCAGGTAGGCAAGATGTTGGACAGCTCTCGGGTAGGCAAGATGTTTGACAGCTCCCAGGTAGGCGAGATGTATGGCAGCTCCCAGGTAGGCGAGATGTATGGCAGCTCCCAGGTAGGCGAGATGTGGGACAGCTCCCAGGTAGGCGAGATGTGGGGCAGCTCCCAGGTAGGCAAGATGTTGGACAGCTCCCAGGTAGGCAAGATGTTGGACAGCTCCCAGGTAGGCGAGATGTGGGGCAGCTCCACAGCAAGAAACTTTAAGAACTACCCCAAGATCCAGATCATGGTTCCCGACACGGGCGAGTTTGAAATGGTAGCTTATAAGGAGGTGAGCGAAGAATGAGTAAACCATGGTACTACACAATAGGTTATCCGGTCAAGGTCTTATATGAAGGAGCATGGAGAAACGGGATAATCTGCAATGGATATCGTCATGAGGACGGTATTATAAACACAATGACTGAGGTAGGCCCGGTCGGTTTTGGGGCCGCAAGAAGAGAAGAATTCCTGAAACCCAATTTGCCAGATGATAATCCATGGGTAACTGAACGGTTGCCTAAAGATTCTGAATACGCAAAAGTTTACATGACAATAGAATATCCGGCAGGAATAGCCACAGTAAAAGGTGCATGGGACCACGGTTATTTCTATTGTGCTAATGGACGGTTGATGCGATATCCAGTATTAGCGTGGAAGTATTACAGGCTTCCAGAGCCATATAAGGAGGAATCATGAGCAGGAAACATAAAACCCTTAAAGCCGGAGCAGCCATTGGAATGAACCCATTCGGTTGGGGAAACGGCGGTAAAAGAAAAAGGCCCACAGGTGCGCCAACACCTGCAGGTCGAGAAAATATAAATCAAAATTATAACCCGTATTATACGGCATAATCAGGAGGATTGCAATACATGAAGTGTACAAAAATCAAGATCACGAATCTTTTCGGTATTAAAGGATATGAAATGGGCGGCGAAAGTATTGAGCTTTCAGGGAAGAATGGAGCCGGTAAAACATCAGTTATTGATGCAATACGCTATGGCCTCACCAATAAATCAGGCAGAGATTACATAGTCAGGAATGGCGAAAACGAAGGAGAAATCATCATTGAAACTGATAACGGGATCAGGATCGACCGGAAGTCAAGGACAAATCAGGCTGATTATAAGAGCGTGAAGAAGGACGGGCGAGAAGTTGGAAGCCCGGAATCATTCTTGCGAGATATTTTCACAACGCTACAGTTGTCCCCGGTGGAGTTTATGGAAATGGATAAGAAACAGCAGAACGCCATTATCCTTGACATGATCGAGTATGATTGGGACCTCAACAAAATTAAGGAGTGGTTTGGAGAATTGCCTGATTGGGTTTCTTATGACCAGAACATTTTACAGGTCCTTAATGATATCCAGGCAGAGAACGGATATTACTTCCAGCACAGGCAGGACCTTAACCGGGATATGAGGAATAAAAGGGCATTCATTGAGGATATCGCATCCGCAATTCCAACCGGATATGATGCCAACAAGTGGGAAAATGAGAACGTTGGAGAACTTTACCGGGAGATAGAGCGTATCCGGAAAGAAAACGAAACCATTGAAAAAGCAAAGCGGCTCCTTGATAACCGGTCTAATAAGGTTCGCAAGTTCGAAGCTGATAAGGAAATCGAAATCTCAGCTATTGACCGGGAATTTACAGGGAAAGAAAGCAGATTGAAAGAACAGATTGCATCTTTAGAGGAGCAGGTCCGGTCATGTAAGAAAGAGCTTGAAGGACTTGGAGAAAAGAAACAGGACAAGATCCAGGTTGCAGAGCAGACATACAAGGCAAATATCGCTAAATATGACGCTGAACTGACCGAGTATGAAGAATATGCCACCAAGGAGGTTAAGGACGTTTCTGGACTGTCTGAGCAGGCTAAAACAGTGGAGGACATGAAGGGTCACCTGAACGAATACCGGAGAATGGAAAACCTGCAGGCAGAGGTTGAAAAACTGGCAGAAGAATCCCGGCTGCTCACTGAGAAGATTGAAAAGGCCAGAATGCTCCCGGGTGAGATATTACAGGAGGCATCTATTCCGATTAAGGGGCTCACTGTTCAGAATGGTATACCGCTTATTCATGGGCTGCCTATCAGTAACCTTTCTGATGGTGAAAAGCTTGATCTGTGTATTGATGTTGCTATCCAGAAACCGAACGGATTACAGATCATTCTTATTGACGGGTGCGAGAAGCTTTCTACTGATTTGAGAAACGAACTGTACCGGAAGTGCAAGGATAAGGGGCTGCAATTTATTGCTACTCGGACCACTGATGATCCAGATTTGACCGTTGTGGAATTATAGGAGGGCGGATATGGAAAACGAAATCATTCAAGTAGAACAAACAAGAGGGCTTTCAACAGGCGTATTTTCTAACCCTGAGAGCTTTCAGGAAATATATAACATCGGTAAAATGTTTGCTTCTTCTTCCCTGGTGCCACAAGCGTACCAGGGGAAACCGATGGATTGCACTATTGCGGTAGATATGGCAAACCGCATGGGAGTAAGCCCGATGATGGTAATGCAAAACCTTTATGTAGTAAAGGGTAAACCGTCATGGAGCGGTCAAGCGTGCACGTCAATGATAATGGCAAGCGGGAAATTTAAGAATATTCAACATGTGTATACCGGAGAAAAGAACACTGATTCATGGGGGTGCTATCTTGAGGCTCAAAGAATTGATAGTCACGAGGTTGTAAAGGGCGTAGAGGTGACTATCAAAATGGCAAAAGATGAAGATTGGTATGGAAAGAACGGAAGCAAATGGAAAACAATGCCGGAACTTATGCTTGCTTACAGAGCGTCAGCGTTTTTTGCAAGGGTACATATCCCCAATGCACTTATGGGATGCGCAGTTGAAGGGGAAGCTGATGACATTGCAAAAGAAAAAAACATGGAAAGACCAACAGATCCATTTAAAAAGGAGGATCCAAAAGTGTGATTTTAACTGCTGAAAATTATTACAGTCAGGAAGCAAATAAGCATTATCTTTCTGTGAGCCAGTACAAAGACTTTTGCGGTACCTACGGTAAGGCTGGCTGTGAGGAATACGCTCTTGCAAAGATAGACGGCACATGGGTTGAAGATATGGAAGAATCGGATGCCCTGATGGTTGGAAGTTATGTTGATGCGCACTTTGAAGGTACTCTTAGTCTTTTTAAAGCTCAGCACCCGTGTATGTTTAAGAAAGACGGATCATTGATGGCTAAGTATATTAAAGCCAACGAAATGATAACTAGGTGTGAACGTGATGAAAAATTTATGCAGATGATGAGCGGAGAGAAACAGGTAATTATGACTGCGAATATGTTCGGTGCAGAGTGGAAAATAAAGATTGATAGTTACCATAAAGGAATATGTATCGTTGATTTAAAAACTTGCCAAAGCATAACTAAACAGTTTTATCACGCAGACATAGGCCACATTAATTTTTTGGCAGAATGGGGGTACTACATTCAGGGTGCAGTATATCAAGAGGTTGTAAGGGTCAAAACAGGGCTTAAGTTACCATTTTATATCGCCGCTGTATCAAAAGAAAAAGTTGCTGATATAGAAATCATACAGTGTGAGCAAAGTCTGTTAGATGAAGCCTTAATCGAAGTGGAGAGGAACACTCCATACATATTGCAGCTTAAAAAAGGAGAAGTGGAACCTATGCGTTGCGGTGGGTGTGATTATTGCAAGTTCACAAAGGTTCTAACAGGCCCGATATGGTCCAGTGAATTGCTGGGTGAGGTATAGCATGGATTCTATCATCACAGATATTAAGGATTACTGTTTCTTTTGCGGCCGAATAGAAGATTGCGATCATCATTTTGTTTTCGGATCCGGTAAACGGCCACTTGCGGAAGAAGATGGATTGAAGGTCCCTATCTGTAATAGATGCCACACTCTTGGTAAAACCGATGAGCGAATTCATGATAATACTATGGCAGAAAAATTGTCTAAGATGTTTGGCCAGGCGATGTGGGAGAGGAAAAAAGTATCCGAAGGTTACTCTCTTGAAGATGCCAGAAATGCATTCATAAGAAGATACGGGAAAAGTTATATATAGCCTTGTAGTCCCTACTAATCTCAGGGAATTACATATATGTCACAAAAATATGCCATTGGAAACCTCTGCCGTTGCTACTTTCAGGGCGGCGGCGGAGGGGAAAGGAGCCTATGGAATATCAGTTTATAATTAAAGGTCGGCTTGACGGTCTGAATGATTACACGGCGGCAAACCGAACCAATCCGCATAAGGGCGGAAAGATGAAAAAAGACAATGAAACAATCGTTATATGCGCCATTAGACAGCAGTTAAGACGGTTACATATAGAAAAGCCTGTTGTACTTAAATTCGCTTGGTATGAGGCTAATAAGCGGCGAGACCATGACAATGTATCAAGCTTTGGACGGAAGGTAATCCAAGACGCTCTTGTCAAGTGTAAAGTGCTGCAGGACGATGGTTGGAGGTATGTGGTGGGATTTACTGATGATTTTTACTGCGACAAAGAGAACCCACGCATTGAGGTATTAATAGTGGAACAGGAGTGATGATGTGACAGAAGGAGGATACATAAAAATCAACCGTGGGATCTTGGAATGGGAGTGGTACGGGAACATAAATACGAAAGTCTTATTCTTGCACATGCTGATAAAGGCTAACTGGAAAGAAGGTAAATTCCAGGGAATTGATATTCCACGTGGTTCTTTTGTATCCTCCTACCCCAAATTATCTGATGATTTAGGGCTTACTGTGAACGAGATAAGAACAGCATTAAAGCACTTGCAATCTACCGGAGAAATCACAGTCAAGACACACTCAAAATTCAGCGTATTTACGGTAGAAAATTACTGTTCATATCAGGACATTAACAGTCAAACCACAGACAATTCACAGGCAGATAACAGTCAAAGCACAGTCAAAGCACAGTCTATTAACAGTCAATTAACAACAATAGAAGAAGGGAAGAAAGAAAGAAGGGAAAAAGGTAAGAAGGGAAGAAGTAATATATATACCGATCCCGAAAAAGTTCGGCATAAAAGAGGGGAATACGGACACGTGCTTTTGTCAGATGATGAGATTGAACGCCTTGGAAAAGATTACGGTGAGGATATGGCACAGCAGGCAATACAATTCCTTGATGAATATATGCAGATGCATGGGAAGTTCTACAAGGATTGTAACCTTGCTATAAGAAAATGGGTGATAGATGCAGTGAAGAAAAAAGGAATTGAACCGTATAGGCCGGCCAACGGTCCAGCAATCAATCAAACTGAAAAGCAACAGCAAAGCCGGGATATGATGCTTAATTGGGCCATGGCAAAGGAGGAACAGAATGGAAGTTAAAGAATTTGCAGTATTTGCAGATCGATTGAAAACAGCTTTTCCAAAAGATAACTTGCTTTCAACGCCGGATCAGATGGATTGGTGGTTTGACCTGCTTGGAGATATTCCGTTCCAGACTGCAATACTGGCACTGAAAAAGTATGCGCTGTCAAACAAGTTTCCTCCAAGCGTTTCAGAGATTAGAACAATAGCGGCGGACCTTACCGGAGAAAGATTGCCAGATGCAGATGAAGCCTGGGGAGAGGTTAACAATGCTATAAGGCGTTTTGGCTATATGAGGGAGCGGGAAGCCTTGGACAGTATGAGTGAACCCGTCAGAAAGGCCGTGGAGCGTATTGGATTCCAGAATATATGTCAATCACCGTATGAGCAGTTGAACACGCTCAGAGCACAATTCAGGGGAGCCTACGAAGCAGAATACCGGCGGTCCATGGAAGTACATAAGATGCCGGAGCGCATGAGACTTGAACAGGCAACCATGCAACAGGCAGCGTTGCCGATGAAGGAGGGCTAAAGTGGACGAAGCGAAAGCCCGTAAGCTGGCCCGGTTCCGTGTAGGTGAAGAAAAGTTCATGGGGAAGAACATGGAGCCGGAGGAAATCAAGCTGCGCCAGGAATATATGAGAAACATACTTAGAGGCATTGATCCATGGAAGAATCTCACAGCAGAGCAGATGGAAAATGTCAGGATTTATAAAATTCGTGATGATTGGTACATAGAGGACCAGGACTTTTACGAATACAACTTTTAAAGGGGTGATTAAGGTTGAATATGATTATCAGGCAAAAAGATATTGATGCATTGAGGGACAAGCTTAAGATCGGGGATTATGTCACATACCGGACAGAATCAATAGACATTAAGCTTGGCTATGTGCAGAAAGAGGACAACGATGCGGTGATCGTGAGAAAGCTTCCGAATGCGGTTATTGTGGAATACATGGCGAAGCGAGGAAAGAACCGGGTGCCGGTGCGGAGTACCATTACATACCGGGAGATATTCTTCCAGCGTAGGGGATTGAATTATTAAGCCATTTAGTGGGCTTATAGGCTTGGACGATAGAAATGTCGCAGATGGCAATATGAACGGAATTTGAGCCATCAGTGTGCGCCAGAGAGCACAAGAAAGGAATAGGAGCATGAGTAAAAATAAAAAGGTAATATCATTAATCATTTTGGTTGTAATGATGGGGTTAATGATTGCGGGGTGTAGAGAATCTGAGAGAGTATCTTATAACGTATCTCAGGAAGCGGACAACTTTAACGTGATTCGGAGACTGACAGTATTAAATGCAAGAACTGACAAGCCTATGTTTGAAATGGTTGGTGCGTTCTCATTCGAATTAAAAGACAACCGTATTATTGCGGTCGTTGAAATCGGTCCGAGTGAGTACAAAAAGCATTCTATCGGGCTTAACGATTGGACGTTGTGGGTGGTTGAGGATATCGGCGGTGCGAATGTAGATAAGTATCACTATGAGGTTAATTTCCTGCCTGAAATGATTGTTCCTGTCACGCTTACCAACAAGGATTAAAGCCATGAAAGAACGGCACAAGCAAATAAAAGACTTCATCGTCCAGTACATGATATCCCATGGATACGCTCCATCATATCAGGAGATAGGCGAGGGAGTAGGAATAAAAAGCAGAGCAACGGTTTACGTAAATATCCGGCAGATGAATGAGCTTGGAATCATAAAGGCGGTTCCGGTGCAGCCAAGATGTATAAGCGTGCCGGGATATAGGTTTGTGGAGGTGAGGGAGGAATGAGCGTAAAACCAATCTTATTCAATACAGATATGGTCCGGGCTATACTGGACGGCAGGAAGACGGTGACAAGAAGAGTAGTTAAGCCGCAACCGATGGGATACTTTGAGGTCAATGATAATCCAGTGTTCTTATATGACTTTGATCCAATAGCAGAAAGGGTGTATTCACCATATCAGCCAGAAGATATCCTCTATGTTCGGGAAACGTGGCATAAATACATTAAGCGTGTTGGCAAAGGTGAGGGATGCCACTTAGCTGAATTCTACGGATATAAGGCAAGTGTTAAAAACTCAGAAGATTCAAATACGCCGTGGAAACCATCAATCCACATGCCAAAGGAAGCCGCCAGAATCTGGTTAAAGGTAACAAATGTACGGGTGGAGAGATTACAGGATATCACAACCGACCAAATTATTGCAGAGGGTGTTAAAACAGAAGAACCTTTCAGCTTAAACGGAACGGAAAAGAGATATGCGTTTTCTAAACTATGGGATAGCACAGTCAAGAAAGAAGATATTAACCGCTATGGTTGGAAATCAAATCCATGGGTATGGGTAATAGAATTTGAGCGGTGCGAGAAGCCGCAGGAGGTTGAGCAGTGACAACAAACCAGAAAATCAGATACATAGCACACCACTACGGCTACGAGCCACAGAGCCGCCAGTGCATAGAGGAATTGGCAGAGCTTATACAGGCTATTAATAAGTTTGACAGAGCCGGGAAAAAGCTTGCAGAAACCGGAAATGACCAAGCATTGCATGAGATGTTAGAATCTGTAAATCATGTTGCGGAAGAGATCGCAGACGTTGCAATAACGGTCGCACAGCTCCAGGAATTGATGGGGATAGAAGATGAGCAGGTCTTTGGAATTGTAGATATGAAACTGGACCGGGAGATTATGCGGATACGTGAAGCGATTTAAAACCAAAGTTTAACTGAATAAGAAAGGGGACCGGAGCCGCTGCGCAGCGTTAAGGATATCCTGGCTCCTTTCAAAAAATATGAAAACAGAATTATTCAATGATAACTTCCAGAACTACAAGAGGTACAACATACCGAAAGCACAGCTTGTAATAGCTGATATCCCTTACAACATTGGAAATAACTTCTATGGCAGCAATCCAATGTGGTATAAGGGCGGTGACAATAAGAACGGCGAAAGCAAACTTGCCGGAAAAGCAGCCTTTAATACAGATTTTAATTTCAACATAGCGGAATACTTTCATTTCTGCAATCGACTTCTTAAAAAAGAGCCTGCAAAAGCAGGAAAACGGGGAAGAAGTTCAGACGCTCCATGCATGATAGTGTTCTGTGCCTTTGAGCAAATGCAGACAGTGTTACACTACGCAGAAAAGCACGGATTCAAGAATAACATTCCATTGGTATTTATTAAAAACTATTCTCCACAAGTGCTGAAAGCAAATATGAGAATTGTAGGAGCCACCGAATACGCATTGCTATTATACCGGGATAAACTACCTAAATTCCGAAACGGTGCGCAGTTTGATGAAGATGGGAAAACAATCAGGGGAACTGGGCATATGGTGTTTAACTGGTTTGAGTGGAAGCGTGATGGAAAAAACATTCCTAAAATCCACCCGGCGCAAAAGCCTGTTAATACTTTAAAGGATTTGATAGAAGTACTTACCGATCCGGGTGATGTTGTGATTGATCCATGCGCAGGCAGCGGAGCAACTTTAAGGGCGGCTATGGAATTGGGACGGAGTAGTTATGGATTCGAGGTCTCAAAGGAGTTCTACAGAAAGTCAAAGGAAGAAATGCTTATTTATACCCCTGATCCGCAGATGGATATAACCGACTTCCCGGAGTTCATGCCAGCAGAAGGTTGATCCGGTAAACGAATATTTTCAGGAGTAACGTATTGTTGATCACAACAAAATGAAATGAAGGAGAATATATGTATAGATCAGATGATTGGTTCGAGGGATATTACATTGATAACCACAAGAAATATGAATGTATGAGCTGCGAAAAAGAATTTATTGTAGGGGAAGAACTGCTTAATGGAAATAAACCGAAATGCCCTTATTGCGGATCATCACACACTGAATTGCAGTCATGGACGGAAGATGATCAGCTTGAAGAGTTAAGTTCAGACTTGGGGTGTTTAGCAATCCATGTACAGACCGGTATGGAGGAAAACGATTAATGAAAGAGATAATGACCATGACAGCGGTAGAAATGAAGATGGAACATGACCGGGAGTATTTCAGTATGCGGGCTGAGGAAGCAGAGCGGGCAGAGAATCAGATCAGCCAGATCAGGACAGTGATTGCAATACATAAGCAGAATCACAGTGACAGCATGGTAATGACACATGACCAGAAGAAAAAGGCGGAAGAACAGTGCGCATGGAAGGCCTTGGATAATATTGAAAAAGAAATTGATGCTATTATAGGGCAGGAGGGATAACGATGGCAGTACAGAAAAAAGATAAACCACAGGAAGAAAACAAAAAGAAATATATCAGTGAAAGACTAGCCCTTGATTGGGATTTTACGACTAAAATGTTACTGGCTATGGCAAGGAGGAGGTAAGTTGGATATAAATAATGACTTAAAGAAAGATTACTTAAGGCAGTATCAAAAAAAGAAGCTTGCAGTCAAAGATATTGAACTGGACATAGAAAGTACCAGGGAAGAAAAAATGTCAGCATCTGCAGGCATGGGGGACGGAATGCCTCACGGTAATGAAAAGACAGATTTGTCAAACTATATAGTCGCTTTAGAAGAGAAAGAACAGATGCTCATAAAGGCCAGATATCACAGGGTTAAGTGCTATACCTGCGTTTTTAATAATATTGAAAGGCTGGATAACGAGGACGAGAAAAGAATACTTTATTTAAAATATGTCAAAGGGCTGAAATGGGAAGAAGTTTGCATTGAATCAGGATATGAATGGACGTGGGTCCATGTGCTGCACAGGAGAGCACTGGAACATCTTGAAATAGTAAGGCCTAAATAAGTGTGAATAGAAGTGTACACTGCTTTCATGCTATACTGTAAATGGAACAAGTGAATCATAAAACCCCTTATGTTTGCTAGGTACCACGCAGTACGATGCTGCAAAAAACTTCCCATTAAGGATTCTATACTTAAGGGCATGCCGGTTTGATCCCGGCATAATGTAACATAGCTCAACGGTTAGAGCACCCGGCTTATATCCGGTTGGTTCTCAGTTCGAATCTGAGTGTTACGATTCAATCGGCGCATAGTTCAGCGGCAGAACAACAGTAATCCCCCTGACTGGAAACCCTGGTTCGAAACCAGGTGCGCGGATTAAAAGGCTGGGTTCCCGAATGGGAGTAGGCCGTAAGACTTAGAATTCCTTTGCCTTGGCTCCTGATGGCTTGCTGGCGTAAGCTAACGCATAATAACTATAGATAAAAGCGTATCAGGGCTCGGTTCGATTCCGAGAGGGGCCATCAGCTTCATCATAATACACCTCCTAGGGAAACACCTGTCATGGTTATGCTGTGATGGGTGTTTTCTTTTGCACAGAAATGGTATATACTGGTACAAAAGGAGGGATTTCATATGAGTGATGAAAAGAAGAAAAAGCTTTACCTACTTTCGATCCTTGTATCAGTGATAGTAATTGTGATAAGCATTGTAACTCTTGTAAGAATGTCAAGACCAAGGGTTGATTACGATTCGATGAACAAAGAGATAATGCAATTCGTAAGTAAACTTGATAACATAAAGGATATAAAGCCTAATGGTGATGGTATATACAAGATAATGCTTGAAAGTGATTCTTGGTATGCGGGATCAGAGAAAGACAAAATGGTATTTTGCAAGACCGTAAATGAAGCTTTGACCGTAATATGCCAGAAGTACAAAGCAGTTAAAGAAACACAGAGAGTAGATGTTTATTATTATGACGAGGATAGAATAAAGATTGCGGAACCCGGAAAGGGTAACACACTTGAAAGTACAATATTACACTAACCATTAAGCACTGAGGTGATGCCTTGGTGCTTTTTATATGCAAAAAATTAAAGGAGGAATCAGTATGAGTACAAAACTGCATGAGGTGACTATAAAACTGAACGTAGAGAAATCTAACAGCTTTAAAGATTTGCTGAAAGAACTGGAAGAAATAAACAAACGATACAAACAGGCTTGGCTTGGGAACGGAGCAAGGTTGTGCAAAGGGAGAACAGCCCACGCGCCGATAATTGATGGACACATTCCGACGTGGCACGGAGGCGATAGTGGTGAGGTTGTAAGTCCACTACTTCATAAAGGGGAATGCCCAGCGCTGGTAATAATTGATGAATTGGGAAAAGTAAAAGCAATTCCAATATTCTAAAAAGATGCAAACGTGTTGGTATTTAGACCCACGGTGCCAATGAGAAGAACTGACATGGACGATATGGAAAAGGAATACTCTGAAAAGATCGGGATCAAGTGCATAGTTCTGGACTACAAGACTGAACTGGTGGCGATACATAATGGCTAAAGAATTTGCTAGATCATTCTATGATGGTATGCCATGGCGCAGATGCCGTAAAGCTTACATAGCGGATAGGGTTGCAATTGATGGCGGACTGTGTGAGAAATGCCGTGAGAGATTAGGATACATGGTGCATCATAAGATACCGCTAACACCTGATAATATAAATGATCCGCTGATATCATTAAGCCATGACAACCTTGAATACGAATGTAAGCAATGCCATGACAGAGAGGAAGGACACTTCATACAGCGGAAGGATAGTCGGAGCCGCTGTACGTTTGATGCAGAAGGGAACCCAATACCTATAATGAAGGATATGGAGGACGATTCCGTTTGAAAAAGCAATAAAATTGCAGAAAAATAAAAATAAAACCAGACGATTCCGTTCTGAAAGGAAACCATAGGCCCCCCTTAAAGCAAAGTAGGGGTTGTTTTGATTTCACCGAGTCCCCAACATTTGAATAACACACAGGTAATTTCCATATGACCCCCACCCCTGAAAGTAGGTGAATTTTATGCCAAGGAAGAAAGAGTTAACAAAAGATGAAAAGATTGATAAGGAAATAAAAAGACTTAAAGAGATATATAAAGAG